TTACATTCCTATATCAATCTCTCCACCTGCCTTAAATTCAATAATCATTTTATCATTAAAAACAGTAACCTTCTCAATAAGCCGTCTTACCAATTGCCCATCATATTCCTGCAACCCACATGACTGCTCATTTAAGAAATCTGTTATTTCAGCAATTCGTTGTCTTTTTCCTTCACGTTCTGCATCTTCAACCAATGCATTTTGTTTTAGCTCCCTTAAGCGATATATCTCATCAGCCACTTCGTTATAATCATTCTTTGACTTGGCTTGTTTAAGAAGCTGTTTCTGCAGTTCTTCTAATTTGCCATCAATATCATTAACTGTAGCCTCATTCTTTTCGTTAAGAACAGCCATTATGTTTTTCTGCATCATCCGTATAAAACTTTCTTTATTCCCTAGAAGTTTATTAATAGCTTTTACAACTGCTTCTTGTAGCACCTCTTCTTTAATGGTTGGGGAAGTGCAAGCGGAACCTTTTTCTTCTAGCCGGCTGACACATCGCCAAACAATAGACTTACAACCACGGTTATTCCAATGTACTCGCCTATAAATGTCACCACACTGTCCGCAGTAAACAATGCTTGATAAAGCATATTTGCTACTATAGACTCTCCTTTTACCACTCTTACCGCTTCGCAGATTTGCCCTTCTCACCATTTCCTCTTGAACCCGCATGAAAAGGTCCCGTGGAATAATTGGCTCATGGCTGTTTTCCACATAATATTGAGGAACAATGCCGTTATTCTTAACTCTCTTTTTGGAAAGAAAATCTACTGTGTAAGTTTTTTGCAAGAGGGCATCTCCGATATATTTCTCATTCTGCAGTATCTTTTTCAATGTTTCAGGTCTCCATTTTTCTTTACCTGCCGCTGTTAAAACACCACCTGCCTCTAATCCTCTTGCTATTTGCAAAAGACTAGCTCCCTCAAGGTATTCCCTATAAATTCGTTTTACAATCTTTGCTCCTTCAGGTTCAATTATTAGATGCTTGTTTTCATCCTTGGTATATCCAAGAAAACGCTTATGGTTAACTTGAACTTCACCTTGCTGATAACGATATTGGATACCTAACTTAACATTTTGGCTTAAGGATTGACTTTCCTGCTGGGCAAGGGATGCCATGATTGTCAACATGATCTCACCTTTAGAATCCATTGTATTTATGTTCTCTTTTTCAAAAAAGACCGCTATATTTTTATCCTTAAGCTGACGAATATATTTCAAGCAATCTAGTGTATTCCGAGCAAATCGACTAATAGACTTTGTAATAATCATATCAATTTTGCCTGCCATACACTCTTCAATCATTCGGTTAAACTCTTCACGCTTTTTAGTATTAGTTCCTGAAATCCCATCATCAGCAAAGATACCAGCAAGTTCCCATTCCGAATTCTTTTTAATAAACTCTGTATAATGAGCAATTTGCACCTCATAACTACTAGCCTGTTCATCACTATCTGTTGAAACACGGCAATAAGCAGCCACTCGTGTTTTTGGTTTGCTTTCATAGTTTTTATTATTTCTAACCCTTTTTATTGCAGGAATTACTGTTATATTTTTACTTACTACCATATGTTATATCTCACTTTCTATTAAACTATATGCATACTCTGCCTGCTTATAGGGATTATCATATTTATGCTCTAAGGGTTTTGCTCTAAACTTTACTGCATAATTTGCCTTTGGCACATCCTTATGCTCCCATATCCTTCCTAATTTTTCAGCTCGTCTTTGCTTTTCGATTTTTACTTTTTCAAATGTTTCTTCATCAATAATTGAAGGGTAGAATTCATCTCCAAGATAGCGGTTATCTTGTAACATTCTACTTGCAGTAGCATGATAGCAGTCTATCTTGGCTTCTTTAGTAGCATTCTTCAATGAAAGTCCTTCCAAGTATCCTGCATATAATTTTATTACTTGTCCTGCTACTGTTTTATCCACTACAGCCTTTCCATTTTCAATTTTATATCCATAGGGTGTATGGCCCATCTATTTCACCAACCTTTCCCTTAATGTGATTCCACACTTTAATTCAAATCCAACCTCTTCTCTTGAATAAACAATAATCCGCTCCACATATTTTTCAAAAAACTCATCCTTATAATCTTTAAACATTTTTGCTTTAGCAACAAACTTAAGCAGACGATTAACTTCCTCTATTTTTGCAAGATTACCGTTTACAGAATGATTAAGCTGTTCCTTTTCAGCTATAAGCCTTGCCTCTTCATCTGCTAGTGAATTCTTTTCTTTATTAAACAGAGCAGGTTCAAGATATCCTTTGGCCATTAAACCTGTTATCATTTGATTCTGCTCTATGTTGCTTTCAATCTTTGTTTCCAACTCTTCAATTCTGTGATAGCTTTCTATATTGTTCTGGCTACGTAGTTCATTAAGTAATGGTCTTAATATAAACTTATGACCAAAAAGTAGTTTATTTATCATCGTAACAAAAGCCATCTTTATATCATCATCTCGTATGAATTGCATAGAACATTCCGATATCTCTTTTAGATGCTTTTTACAACACCAAGCTATATATTTTCTTTTTCCAGTTGAATGAATCCGCCTTTTAAATGTACTGCCACATTCAGAGCAAATAATTTTACTAGAAAATGAATATCGATTTTGATATTTGTTATTACGTTTTTCAATACCTTTTTCTTTTGCTCTTTGGTTAATAACAGCATCAACAGAATCAAAATCCCCATGGCTAATAATTGCCTCATGGTGGTTTTCTACCAAATACATATTTTTCTCACCATAATTAATATGTCTGTTAAAATGGCAGTCTGTATAAGTCTTTTGCAAAAGTGCATCCCCTGTATATTTTTCATTACTAAGAATTCCTCGAACTGTTGTAGCTGTCCATCGACCACCCTTTTTTGAAGGTATACCTTTGTGATTAAGATCATTTGCAATTTTCTGTGTGCCTTTACCTGATAACGCTTCTGCAAAAATACACTTCACAACTTCTGCTTGTTTTGGATTTACAACCATCTGCCCATCAATGTTTTCATAGCCATATGGTGGATAAGAAATCTTAAAAGTGCCATTCTGGAATCGTCTTTGAATTGACCACTTGTTATTTTCTGATATGGAAATCGACTCACTTTCTGCAAGACCGCTTAAAATTGTGAGCATCAATTCACTTTCCATTGACTGCGTATTAATATTTTCTTTTTCAAAATAAATGTAAATACCAAGGTCTACCAGTTTACGAACCATCTCCAAACAATCTGTAGTATTTCTTGAAAATCTGCTAATGGACTTTGTAATAATTAAATCAATTTTCCTATTTTCACAATCTGATAACATCCTAAGCAATTCAGACCGCTTTTCTTTTTTTGTACCACTTATACCCTTATCATAGTATAAACCTACATACTCCCATTCTGGGTTTTTCTTTATGTAGGTCTCATAATGGGTCTTTTGTGTTTGCAAACTGACAAGCTGTTCATCACTATTTGTAGAAACACGGCAATAAGCTGCTACTCTTAATTTTGGCTTGTTAAAAGAATCTATCTTATTACCTTCAATTTTTATTATCTTTTTCATCATCTCACCTCCTTCTTGGTAGGTCACATATTACCTCTAAACCCTTTATATATCAACAATTTTAGGGCATTATCTCTGCTAATAAAGGAGCAAATGTTTGACGATTTAATTTGGTTATTTTGTCAAATTCTACTTGGGTAATAAATCCCTTTATTAAGAGCTGCATGAGTAGTTTTTGTGCCATATAATAATCAAACTCATTCTGGATTTGCCTATCTGTCATTTGCTTTACTTCGCCCATGATAGGCATTCCATTTGTAACTTCTTTGATGTTCATTTAAAAACACCTCCTACCTGGTAGCCGTGGTAAGAGGTGAAATCTGACGTTTCTATAAAATTACTTTAATCTTTTTGATAGAAATCACAAGTGTAGCCATCGGCTCTAAGGAGCAAGCCTTTTGCCCAGGGCGGAACCCTACTCATCTGCTTGCATACGACATCAAGTGACATTTTTGAATCAGCTTCAATAATAATTTCATCATGCACATGTGCAACAATTGAACAATCCCTAAGTGTTTGCATCCCATAAAGTAAAAGATCACGAGAAGCTGCCTGAACGATATTTTCCACAAATTTGGGTCCATAGCTTTCTAACCGTTCCCATTTTTTTGTTCCTCCAACACCTTCATAAGTAACTGACTCACCACCGAACCGGTTCTCCCCAATACGCGGTTTGACATAAGCAAGTCTTCTACCAGAAGGTAATACTATAAATAACATTCCACTTTGGCAAAAAAACTTAATCCCATGACTTTCTTTCGGCTGCCTTTCCTTGATACACTTCTTAACAGCATGATCAATATCCCACCATAACCTTACAATGTTTGGATTGGTTTGTCTCCATGCATCAACAAGTGGCTTAAGTTCTTCTTCATCAAGCCCCATTTCTAATGCGCCCATTGCTTTTAATGCACCAACGGATCCACCATAACCAAGTGCCAATTCTGCAATTTTACCTTTCTGTCTTAAATGGCCATTAATACCATGCTTTTCAACAGGGACTTTAAACATCTGACTTGCCGATGCGCAGTAGATATCACCACCACTTGCAAATACCTCTGTACGCCAATGTTCTCCAGCAAACCAAGCAATAACACGAGCCTCTATTGCAGAAAAGTCAGCTACAATAAATCGTGTCCCTTCTTTTGGCACAAAAGCTGTACGGATAAGTTGTGATAAAGTATCTGGGATATCTTCGTAAAGCATTTCAAGGGCACTATAGTTACCACTTCTAATAAGACCACGAGCCTCGCTAAGGTCTGACATATGATTCTGTGGTAAATTCTGCAACTGCACAAGTCTCCCAGCAAAACGCCCCGTCCTGTTTGCACCATAAAACTGAAACATGCCTCGCACACGATTGTCAGCACAAACTGCATTTTTCATTGTTACATATTTTTTTACTGATGATTTGGCAATTTGCTGTCTGAGTTTAAGTACTTCTACTAAATGTTCTGGAGCACCCTCTATAAGTTTTGCTACTGCTTTTTTACCAAGTGTATCCGTTTCTAGTCCATTTTCCGAAAGCCACTGTTTCATCTGCTGTATAGAATTTGGATTTTCAAGTTTTGTCCGTTTCTGCATGACCATCATAAGTTTGTCATGAGAAATCTTATCCATAGCAATGGCTTGTTTTACAAATGGCATATCAACCCTAATCCCACGGTCATTGATTTCCTGGTCAAGATGATACTCGTCCCAAACACTCTCTGGCACAGGGAACTTTGAAAGCTTTTGTTGTATCTGCATTTCAGTTTCCACATCACGAATATTATAGAATTTGAACCGCTCCCATTTATCTGTATCATGCTCTGGTCGATTACGTGTCCTGCCGCCATTTCTCTTTGTAGGATTACATGGAATACAGAAATATCGAATTAAGTCCTTGCCTTCAGTAAGTTTCTGCTTTTCAAGTCCGAGAACCGCACCTACACCTACTAATGATAAAGGAAGACCCATATAGGCAGACCACACCATTGAACATTTCCATGATACAGGATTTAAATATTTACCCATAGGAATCCCTAAAAATCGTGATAGACAAATACGCTCAAACTGGCTATTAAATGCCCATTTTGTTACATTCTCATCTTCCAAGGCATTCAATATTTCTTTTGGCAGTGTTTCACCTTGTGCCAGATCTATCACCTGTACTTCCCCGCCATCAACTGAATAAGCAAATAGAAGTATTTCAAAATCATCCGCCTCTACATAGCGATATACTCCACTTTTTTGAAGACTCTCAGATGAATAAGTCTCTATATCAATTTCTAAATTCTTCATAGCGCACCTCCATTTCAAAAGAAAAAAGGTGGCAGAGAAAAGCCACCACCTTAATGTCACTGATTCTGTTAGGCAAGGAAATCATCATCTGCAAGAGTTGTAAAGTCATCTGCTGCAGAAGTCTTTCCGCCAAGAGGTTCACCATCTTTAATCTTTTGGATGTTTCCAAGTCCGCAGGCCACACCTTTGTTTCCGTTTGAGTTAAAAGCATAGAAGTTAAGTGAAACCCTACCATAGCAACCGCTGTATACTTCACCACGATCCATAATCGGTTTAACGCTTTTATCAACAATCTGCGGTGCAGTTTTACTGTTGGCGTTGATGAAATAATGTCCCTTATAGGCCTCATCATCACGCTCGACATCTCCATCTCTAATAGGAAGTTTAATGGCCGCTTTATTAGGCTTCTTCCCACCAAACTTAGCAATCCCTTCTTCAATAGCTGCATCGATGGCAGCATTTATTGCATTAATGGTTTCAGTATCGTCTTTTGGAATAAGAACAGATACGCTGTATTTTTCAGCACCTCCATTAATAGATACTGGCTCCCATCCATGGAAGTAGGAAAGTCTTGTGTTCATACCTGTAATTACCTTTGTTCTATTCATATTATTTGCCATATTGATTAATCCTCCTTAATTTCATTAAATTCATTTTTAGCGTTCGTTACCTTTATTGCCTGTCTTTTATCTGAAACAGGAACCAAAGTCGGCTTACCTGGTGCTTTATAGATGAGGCTTCCAAGAATATCCTCAAACTTAGCTTTTCCCATGAGCTTTTGCATCTGAGTCAAAGGGATAAGGCTCTTACGGTAAATATCCTTATATCCACTTGCTTCAGCTTTTCTTGCGATGGCATTTTCATCTTTGTACTTGCGAACCGAGCGCCCTTCTACAACTTTAAAGCCACTCCACTCTTTACCGTGGTTAATTGCAGCATCTGTAGCATAAGCATTTATTTCACCTGCCCATTTTGTAAGATCGGGAATTATGCTTAAGATTTCCTCGATTTCATTATCTGCAAGCAGGGGTGGCATCTTAAACTCCAGCTGTGCCAGTTTCAGTTTTTCTTCAGCTCTTGCACGACATCTTATAGATGCTCTGCAGAATGTACACCAAGGACCGGGGATAAATTCACCTTCACCTTCATAGGCTTTTTTAGCCTTAGGTTTTAGTTCTTTTTCCGCCCATTCTTTCAGTTCATCTACTGGAACGGTCCATGTGCTCACATTCTCTCTTCTTGGCTGAAAAATGGTCATTGAAACTTCTTTGATATCATAAAGACTGTCATAGATTTCAAGAGCACCAAGAGCATATAACTTCATCTGAGGGTTGTCCTGTGCGTCAACAAGTACGCCTCTTCCATATTTAAAATCAATAATATGCAGCTTGTCATCTGATATGATTACACAGTCTCCTGTTCCAAATCCCTCAGGAACATAGCAAGAAAAATCAAGTCGCTTTTCTATAAGAACGATTGGATCTGTACAGGACTTTCTTGCCAGTTCCACCTGCTCTATGATGAAGGAAACGTAGTCATCTGTGCATTTCTCCATCTCATCACAGTCGTATTCAGA